CGGAAGTTAAACAGGCGATTGAAAGTGAACCATGGTTGGCAAAGAATTATGATATTGGCGAGAAGTACATACGAACAAAGGATGGGCGGATAGATTTTGTGTTCGTCGGCCTGCGGCGAAACATTGAGAGTGTTAAATCGACCGCTCGTATACGCTTACTTTGGGTTGACGAGGCTGAGCCGGTCAGTGAGGTGGCGTGGCAAAAGGCAATCCCGACTGTTCGTGAAGAGGGCGCAGAAATATGGTGCACATACAATCCAGAACGCAGGAACTCAGCGACAAATCTGAGATTTAGGATAAACCCTCCGCTAAATAGCAAGATAGTCGAAGTTAATTACAAAGATAACCCTTGGTTCCCCGCCGTTTTAGAGCAAATCAGAGCGGAAGACGAACGTGTCAGGCCGGAGCAATATGGCCACATTTGGCTCGGAGATTATGCTTCTGCACACACCGGCGCATACTTTGCGCGTCATCTGAACGAGGCTAAAGAGCAAGGCAGAATAACTAAAGTAACCAGAGATCCGTTACTTAGTATCAAAGCATTTTGTGATTTAGGCGGCACCGGAGCTAAGTCGGACGCCTTTGCGATGTGGGTCGTCCAGTTTGTCGGTCGCAACGCGGTGCATATTTTAGATTATTACGAGGCAGTCGGCCAGACTTTGGGGACGCATATCGAGTGGTTGCGAGATAGCGGGTGGGGTAAGGCACAAATCTACCTTCCGCACGACGGGGCCACGCACGACAGAATTTATGACGTAAGTTTCGAAAGTGCTTTTCGCCAGGCGGGATTTCCGGTTGAGGTAATTCCGAACCAGGGCCGTGGTGCGGCCAAGATGCGAATTGAAGCGGCTAGGAGGTTGTTTCCGAGTATTTGGTTTAACGAGGAAACCACTGAAGCGGGAAGAGATGCGCTCGGTTGGTACCATGAAAAGAAAAGTGAAGATGTGCGGGATGTCGGGCTTGGACCTGAGCACGATTGGGCAAGTAATGGAGCAGATGCATTCGGCTTGTTGTGTGTAGCTTATGAAATGCCTCAGGGAAGGCCGGTTAAATTGAAGTACAAACAAATGGGAATAGTTTAATGAGTGCCAGCGACACCGCGATGCTGCAGGGATTGATCGAGCGGATCGAGAGGCTTGAGGCCCAAGTGAAGGAATTGCTGGAGGCGCGCCAGGGCCGGGAAATGCAGCAGGAGCTTTACGGCGCCGAGCAGCCGAACCACACCGAAGAGCGCGAGGCGCGGCGTGGTCCGGGCCGGCCGCCCGGATCAACGACAGGGCCGCGCTGATGCCGCTTAAGCGCGGTGCCGGCAAGAAGGCGATTTCGTCCAACATCCGGACAGAGATTGCTGCCGGCAAGCCGCAGAAGCAGGCGGTGGCGATTGCCCTGGATGTGGCGCGGCGTAGCAAGCAGAAAAAGAAATGAGCGATTACACGATCCGCGGCAGCGCCTTTGCCGACGACATCCGTGGGCGGGGCCGCGGCTCCTCCGAGCGCACCCGCGAGGTTATCGAGCAGGGCCTCGACCTGGACGAATTGGAGGAGGAGCGGGTCAAGGCGATCATCGGGCAGGAGCTGGACGAGGCGCTGGGCCAGGATGGCGGGGAGTTATCGAATGCCCGCCTGGAAGCGCTGAGATATTACGGCGGCGAGCCGTTCGGTAACGAGGTCGACGACCGCAGCCAGGTCGTCATGCGGACCGTCCTGGAGGCGGTGGAGTGGGTATTGCCGGCGCTCATCCGGATCTTCACCGCATCGGAGAAGATCTGCATCGTCGAGCCGCCGCGGCCGGGGATGGAGGAAGATGCTAAACAAGCGACGGATTACCTGAACTACATTTTTTATAGGGATGGTCAGAACGAAGGCTTTCTGCTCCTGCACGATTGGTTTAAGGATGCCCTCCTGGAGCGCCTGGGATGGGTTAAGTTCTACTGGGACACCCAGAAGACCACCGAGACGGAGACGTATACCGGTCTGACGCAGGAGCAGTACGACGAGCTCCTCGGCGACGACGAGGATGTCGAGGTTCTGAAGCTGGAGCGGTATCCCCAGAAAGCCGACTCGTTCAATCTCGATCGGCCGCAGATGCCGGTCCCCGCGGAGGCGGGGATGCCGGCGGCGAACGCGATGCCTTCGGGGCCGCCGTCAGCTGTTCCGCCTGCTGTGCCATCTGCTTTCGGGCCGCCTCCAATGCCCGCCGCGCCTGGGCCAGCGCCTGGCCTGCCTCCTCCAGGCCTGATGGCACCGGGAGCCCCTTCAGGTGGAGCAGGTCCAGGGCCACCTCTACCCCCCTCGTTGCCGTTGCCAGGTCCAGCGCTGCCTCCTCCAGGAGTTCTGCTGCCGAGCGGTCCGCCATTGCCGCCTCCTGAAATTGAGCTGTACGACTGCACCTTACGGGTCACCCGTGAATACGGCTATGTCCGGATCGTCAACGTGCCGCCTGAGGAGGTGCTGTTCTCTAAGCGCGCCAAGCGCGGCGACATCCCGTTTCTGTCGCATCGCCGGTCCTGGACGTACAGCGACCTGATCCAGCAGGGTTACGACAAGGATTGTCTGGATTTGGTGCCGATGGACGACAGCGCCGAATACACCCAAGAGCGCATGGAGCGGCTGGGCGGCGGCAACTGGTCCGGCAGCGAGCGCAAGAGGGGCGATAGCGGCCGGGAGATCTGGGTCGAGGAGAATTATGTCACCCTGAACATCGACGAGGACGCGCCGACATCGGAACTGTACCGGGTGATGACCGCCGGTGGTGGCAAGGTCATTCTGACAAAGAACGATAAGCCCCTCGTCGAGTGCGTCGACGAGATCCCGTTTGTGTCGATCTGCCCGATCCCGGCTAGTCACAAGCTGGTCGGGCAGAGCCTGGCCGATCTGACGATGGATCTGCAGTTGATTAAATCGACTTTGATCCGGCAGATGATCGACAATGCCTTTCTGTCGAACTGGCCGCGCATCGAAGTGGCGGACGACAGCGTCAACGAGAACACCTACGACGATCTTTTGACCCTGCGCCCGGGCGGGGTGGTGAGGTCGCGGCGCCTGGGCGGCATCCAGCCGATGATGATCCCGTTCACCGCCGATAAGACCTTCCCCCTGGTCGAGTACCTCGACCAGACGCAGGAAGTCAGGACGGGTGTCGCCCGGCACAACCAGGGGATCAACCCGGACGATCTAAACAAGACCGCCACCGGGGTCAGCCTCTTGCAGCAGGCGGCGGCTCAGCGGGTCGAGCTGTTCGCCCGCATCTTCGCGCACGGGGTCGAGGAGTTGCTGCGCGGGGTGATGCGGCTGGTTCGGAAGAACCAGCAGCAGGAGCGCATGATCCGGGTGACCGGTGGCTGGCTCAACACCAACCCCCGGGAATGGCGGCAAGAGATGCCGGTCACGGTGTCGGTGGGATTAGGGACGGGTAACCGGGACCAGATCCTGGCGCACCTGATGCAGATCATCCAGTTGCAGGGCACCATCGTGCAGCAGCAGGGCGGCCCGAACGGTCCCTTGGTGTACGCCCAGAACGTCTACGATGCGCTGAAGGCGTTGCAGGAGAATGCCGGGTTTAAAAGCTCGTTCTTCGCCGACCCGCGGCAGGGCCCGCCGCCTGGCAGCCCGCCGCCGCAGCCGCCGCAGCCCGATCCTGAGATGCTGAAGGCGCAGGCCAAGATCAAGCAAGAGGAAATGCAGGCACAGGCCAACGTGCAGGCGATTGGCGTCAAGGCGCAGGCCGAGCAGCAATTGATGATCGAGAAGGCCCAGGCCGACGCGATGATCCAGCAGCAGAAGCTGGAGCACGAAAAGCAGATGGGGCTCCTAAAAGCTCAGCACGAGACCGAGCTGGAGCGCCAGAAGGCCGAGAACAACCTGGCGGTCGGTATGGCAAAGATAAAGATCCTGGGCGAAGTCAAGCAACGCGAGGTCGAGTTGAAATACGCCGCGGGGGCCTATGACCAAAGGCCGCAGCCGGCACCGGCACAGCGGCCAAATGGGGCAGCGGACGGGGGGCCAGCATGATCCTCCTCGTCTTATACGTTGTGGGCATGTTCCTCTGGTTCCTGAGCCTGACGCCGCCGGCCGCACCCTATGCCGCAGGAAGGCCGTGGATTGCCTGGATTTGCGTGCTGCTCTTGGGCATCTACATCTTTTTGCCGGCGCTGCGCGGATAAGCCAGGATGGCCTCCCTTCTCGACCTCTACCGTAGCGTGTTTGGCGGCGAGGAAGATCAGGCCGCGCCGATGGCGATACAGAACCGGCAGGGCGGGTTTGACCCGTACCGCCCGGCGCCGTCACCGGATGCGCTGCAGCTCCTTCAGGACATGACCGGCGCGACCGACCTCGGCCAGGCTTACCAGGCCTATCAGCGCGGCGAGTATCTCCCCGCCTTTGGCCAGGGCGCCTGGGGGGCGGCGCAGGCCGCCAGCACGGCGTTACCGCTGGCGGGTGGGGCAATGCGGGCAGGTGGTGCCGTGGCGCGCG